TCTAGGTTTCCCAAACAAGTACTACGCAACACCGAGGAGCTCCATTATATGCTCCCTATTTGCGCGTGTAGCATCTGTTTTTATTATTGGTCGGATATCATTTTGTGACTGATGCCACAACTTAAACCACGGAAGTGGTCTCACCCAGGGTCTTGTTCGCCCCCAAAGATGAGCGGTTTTCCAAATTGCGGAATTCCGATAAAGTTTCTTACTAAGTGACCTATTACTAATGGCCATATAGCTAGCATCAGGTGAGTTAAAGAACATGGGGAGGGTGAAATTCCTCCAATAATACTCTATTGTATCATTGTATACACCCTGATTCTCTTTTACTAAATCCGTACGTGAGCCACCTTCAGTTTCCAAAGTCTGAAAGTTTACTTTACGCTCACTCATATCAATGTCAGCCTGACTCATGAGAAAGTCCTGACGCCTATTGACTAGTTCATCAAAGATACAGCACTTTTGACTGCCTAAATTCTTTGGTTTCAACTTCTCGAAATTATGGAATATTTCGGATGCAGCCTTTAACTGCAAGTCTGTGATCAAAATCTCCGGTTTATAACCAACAGATAGACCTAGGCCCCCTAACCACTGGGGAATATGATATGGTATACCATCAAGATCTGGATGGAGAAGATACTGATTATGATAATGCTTGAACAAATACATAAGTTCATCATACATAAATTCAAAACCAGTTATCAGTTCATTAGAGCATCGTCCCATTCGTGAGACAGCCCCTAACAAACCTTCTCGATCCCCTATACAGAGGTCCGGACCTCCTTCTGATCTAACAAGTCCCTTCATCAAGCCAAAATTGATAAATGGGACCTCTCTAAATTTTAATTTAAAGAGATCTCCATCAATTTCTTGACTACTGGAAAGTAGAAAACTCCTGGAATTCATTTCTATAAATTCCCGAGAAGCAAAGGTCTTTCCAATGGAATTAAATAGACCGACCATACTACTACAGCCGACCCAATGATCAAAGTGCTTTATTGGAAAGCAACAATCGTCACCGTTAATTAATCCTGGAAACTCAGAGATAGGTACGACACAACTTCTGTCGAGCTCAATGGCCTTCCGACACACAGCGAAGTTGATGATACATAACACAGAAAAGGATAAAATCTTACCCATTGGCTGCGCCTCCTTTTGAGGCTCAGATAGTTTTCCAACGCCTGGAGTCTCATACTCCACAACACAATCACACAGAGATCGAACTGCCACATGACTATACTC